GTGCGGAATATCAATCAGGTAATCTCCTCCGCAATGGATTTCGCCAAGGATCAAAAGCTCATCGGCAGCAACCCGACAGATGGCTGCGCCCTGCCGAAGCTGGAACACAAAGAAATGAAGACCCTTCCTGTGGAGCAGCTGACCTCTTTCCTGCGAGAAGCGAAGGAGAGCGGTGTGTTTGAACTGTACTACATTGAACTGGCTACCGGCCTTCGGAGAGGTGAATTACTGGGACTGAAATGGGAGGATATTGATTTGGCACAGGGTAGCCTCCGGGTACAGCGGCAAATCGCCAGAATCAACGGGGAGGTCATTGAAGCCCCGCTAAAGACGAAGAACGCCTACCGTACCTTGCCGTTGTCGGCAGATGCGGTGGACGTTTTGCGGGAGCAGAGAAAGAAATCCGGCAGCAACTCATATGTGTTCCCTTCGCCCACAGGAGGCCCTATTTCGCCGGACAGTGTGCTCCATATGCTGCACCGGGTACTGAAGCGGGCGGGGCTGTCCAAGGTTCGATTCCACGATTTGAGACACCCAAATGTCAAGCCCAAGACAAAAAGTTTTTGAGGTTTTTTAGAAATTTTTCATGGTTGCACTTTGCGCTCCCACCTGGGGCGTTTTTTATTGTTCGATTATCTTACGGAGCATAGAGGCAACGCTCAAATCTACTTCGCCGCTGTCCGCCGTATAGATGCTGACATTGAAATCACGGAGCAGATACCAGTATTGCAGGGTCCTGTCCAAATCCCGGCCCAGGCGAGCGAGATCACAGACCAGCAGAATATCAACGTCTCCGTCCACCGCCTCATTGTGAAACTCCAACAGGCCGGGGCGATGGTCAAATTTCAGCCCGCTTGCTATATCGCTGGAAGTCCCAACGACTTCAAAGCCATGCTCCTTTGCATAGGCTTCCAGTTTGTTCCGCTGTGCCGCCAGCAGCTCCGCGCTGTCTGGCCCATTGTGAGCCACACGGCAGTAAATCCAAGCCTTTTTCGTTTTCTGTTCCATCATGCCGCCTCCATACAAAAGTCTTTCATCTTCCAGACGATTTCCACCTGATTATTCGGATAGACATATACCCGGTCAATCAGCGTGTCAGCCAGCCCAGCCGTCAGGCCACCAGCCCCGACTACCTCCCGCGCCAGCTCGGTCCTGGCGTTTTTTGATTTTTCGTCCATCTCCATCTGCGTAGTCCGCACCTTCAAATTGGAATGGATTTCCCGCAGCCGGTCAAGCTCACCATCAACAGCGGCTTTCTGGCTCTTGTAGTCCTCCATAGTGATCTGCTTCAAAATAAGCTGTTCATACAGCACCCGCTTCTGCTCCAGATAGCCCTCAATCAGCTTGTCATATTCGGCCTGCTGTGCAATCTGAATATCAAGCTGTCCGGTATTGGCAAGGTTGTCCACATTCAAAATGACCTGGGCCTGCTTAGAGAGAATCTCATACAACATCCTTTCCAGCTCCGCCTCCGTGACCGTCAGGCCATGACAGTCAGCGGATTCGTTTACCTTTGTGTACCGGCAGAAGAAAGCGGCATTTTTCTTCGCTACTCGCGGCATGGCGTGACCGCAGCACCCGCAGAACACCTTTCCCCGCAAGGGGTAGGCCTTGGCGTTCTTCTTGGGGCACTTGAACCGGGGCCGTTGGGCCTGCACCTGCTCGAACAATTCCCTGCTGATGATTGCCTGATGATGGTCAGGAATCTTGACCCACTGGCTTTCATCCTTCATCCGAACCCGGTGCCCGCCTACCTCGGCCACTTCCCGCTTGCCCATGATGTAGGTGCCGGTGTAGCGTTCATCGTCCAGGATATGCACCACCGAGGATGTGGACCAAATCCCGCAGCACCGGGAAATGTCGTGGCCGTTGAAGCCATGGGCCGCTTTGTACTCGGCAGGAGTGGGGATATGGCGCTCAAACAGGGCCTTGACGATTTCATTGGGCTTGTACCCATCCCGCGCCAATTCAAAGATCATTTGAACATTGGGGGCGGTCTCCTCGTTCGGCTCCATGCGGCCATCCGCACCCTTCCGATAGCCGTAGGGACAGAGTTTGCTTTGGTACTCACCCCGCCGGAACTTTACATACTTGGCGCTCTTGTATTTGATGGACAGGTCCCGGCTGTAAAATTCGCTGACCAGATACTTAAACGCCACATTGATGCCGCCCGTGTCCCCGTGGAGGGTATCGCTGTCAAAGTTGTCGTTAATGGAGATGAAGCGGACGCCATACAGAGGAAAAACCATTTCCATAAAGTATCCCACTTCAATGCTGTTGCGTCCGAACCGGGTAAAGTCCTTCACAACGATGCAGTTGATCTTGCCCTCCCGAATCTGGTCAAGCAATTCCTGGACGGCGGGCCGCTCGAAGTTGGTCCCGCTGTACCCGTTGTCGATGAACTCCAGGACTTCTACATTTTTAACGCCATTCATGGCGTCAACATATTGGTGGAGTGCGCTTTTCTGGTTCTCAATGCTGAAACTGCCCACCTTGCTGTCCTCGGTGGAAAGGCGGATATAGAGAGCGATCACATAGGTTATCGGGCTGTTACTCATTTCCCAACACCTCCATCACACGCTCAAAGCCGCTCTCAAAGGAAAAGTCTATGGAAACATCATCTGGGCCGTTTACCGTGACCCGCCCTATCAGTTGATTTACCAGCAGGGCAGAGAGGGCCGTGTCCTTGTCTACCGCCGCCAACTTGTCGGCCATACTGGTGTACCGCGCCACCTGCCGCTCCAATTCGGCTTGCCGGGTCTGAAGCTGCTGGACACGCTCCACCGCGCCGCTGATTCTCCGGCTGTAATCCTCCTGCATTTCCAGATACTCCGCCCTGGTGAGGATGCCTTTGACGAAATTCTCATACAACCCAGCACGGAGGTCCTTGTCCTTCTGTGTCTGCCGCCCCAGTTCGGCAATCTCCTGATCCACCTGGGCCTTTTGCGCGGCGATCTTGCCGTCACAGCGTTTCAGCCGCAGGGCCTCTCCCATCACAACCTCGGCTTTCTGCCGGATGATGGTGAGAATCGCGTCAAATAAATCAGGCTCCGGCAAATGAATAATGCCGCCAGTGCAGGAACCATCCCCCATCCGGTCATTGGAGATACAGCGGTAGAAGTATCTCCCGTGACTTCTCTGCCGGTGAAGGTTTTTACCGCAGTGGGCGCAGAACACACGCCCCCGCAGAATGTTCTCGCTGTAAGGAATTTTCGTGGTTCTGGTGTACTTGGAGGCCATCTGTTCCCGGACGGCCTGGGCCTTTGCGAATACCTCCCGGCTGACCAGCGGCTCATGAGTGTTGCGTACCACAATCCAGTCCACCGGCTTGGTGACAACCTGCTTATGACCCACATTGGTGTGCTTGCCCTGGACCATATCACCGGTGTAGACCTGATCCGCCAGAATTTTCCCCACGGTCCAGCTCTGCCACTTGCCGCTGCCAGCCAGCTTGTTATCATAGCTGAACAGGCCGCATGAAGCATGATAGTATCCGGGGGTCATAACGCTGCTCTCGTTCAGCCGCTTCACGATCACATTCAGCGCAACGCCCTCAAGCGTCCACTGGAAAATCTGCCGGACAATAGGGGCCGTGTCCTCGTTGACCAGCAGGCGGTGGCAGTTGTCCGGGTCCTTCCGGTAGCCGTAGGGTGGACGCGCCCCCACAAACTCCCCGGCTTTCATGGCCTGATTCTGCTGTGCCCGGACCTTCCTGCTGATGTCGGCGGCGTAAGCCTCGTTTATCATGTTTTTCAAGGGCACAATCAGGTGATTGCCGCTGTTTTCGGCGTCCTCGCTGTCAAATTGGTCGTTGACGGCGATAAACCGCACCCCATGGAGAGGAAAATACTTTTCAATATAGTACCCGGTGTCGATGGTGTTCCGGCCCAGCCGGGAGAGGTCCTTTACCACGATGCAGTTGATTTTCCCGGCCTCAATGTCCCCTAACATCCGCTGAAAGGCTTCCCGCTCAAAGGTCCGGCCCGTGGTGCCGTTGTCGGTGTAGACCCCGACAACCTCAATATCCGGGCAGAGGGCGGTGTACGCCTCCATGATCTGCCGCTGTGTTTCCAGGGAATCGCCCTTCTTGCCGTTGAACTCCACCGACAGCCGGATATAGAGCGCCGCCCGCCAGATTTTCATGTAGGCCCGCTTCGGTGTCTCCGGGGCCGCAGTGCCCTTTCTGCTTTTCCGCGCCATTTTATGCTGCCTCCTTTTCCATGTTCAACAGACTGTTCAGAATATCTTTCAGATCAGGCGGGAGCTTTCCCATCTCGTCCAGCCGTTTCAGCACCTTGACGTATTCGATGTGATAACGGAGGGTGATAGCCAGATCATCCTTGGCGTTCACCCGGATGGACTGGACCAGGGCGATCACCGCCCGCCGGTCCAGCGTGGTCATGGCGGAGAACTCCTTGAAGTGCTGGGTCCACCGCAGGCGGGAGCTGCTGTTGTTCGTCACCAGCTCCATCTCGGCCCGCAGACGGTCAATGGCCTCCTGCGCCTGCTCCGCCCGCTCGGAATAGAGATTTTTCAAATCCTGATAGTCCTTTTTGCTGATAAGATTGGCGATAAAATTCTCGTACAGCGTGGACTTGAACTGACGGGCTTCTTCCAGCTTCGCTTGGTTATCCGCAATCTGCCCTTTGAACTTGGCGATTTCCTCCTGATTGATCTGTTCCTCGCTGATACCGTCCAGTATCTCGTCCAGAGAGGCAATGTACCGGATATGGGCTTGCAGACTGACCAGAACGCAGTCGATTAAATCAGCCTCTTTCAACATGACCGGATGGGTGCAGCCCTTTTTCTTCCCGGTGGGACAGTGGTAATAAATGTACTTCTTACCCTTGACCGTGTTGGTTTTCCGGGTCATACGCCCTCCGCAGGAGCCGCATACCAGCAGGCCGGAGAACAGATACACCGCCTCGCCGTCCGGGGCTGTCCGGGTGTCCAGGCTGGAAATTTTCTGAACAAGGTCAAAGTCCCGCTTCTGAATAATCGGCGCATGGGCGTTTTCAATGCGGACCCATTCCTCTGCTGGCTTATGGATGATGTTTTTCAGCTTGTGGTTATGGGTTTCCTGCCTGCCTTGCAACAGAACGCCGGTATAGGTTTCCTCCTGCAAAATCCGAATCACCGCGCGGGCGGACCACTTGGCGTCCGGCACATCCGCAAAGCCGCCAGTGGGGTGGGGCAGGCCCCGGCTGTTCTTGTAGGCCATGGGGGACAGGACGCCCAGCCGGTTCAATTCCTCCGCAATATGCTTGGCGCTGGCCCCATCAATGCGGCGGCGGTAAATGTCCCGCACCACGCAGGCGGCATCTTCGTCAATGAGAAGATGATTTTTGTTCTCCGGGTCCTTCCGGTAGCCGTAGATAGGGCAGGACCCTACATAGTCCCCGTTCTGCCGCTTGGTCAGCAGGGCGCTCCGGGTTTTCACGGAAATATCCCGGCAATAGGTGTCATTCAGCAGATTTTTCAAGCTGATATGCAGGTCATCTCCGTTTTGCTCATTGGCGGTGTCAATGCCGTCATTGACGGAAATGAAGCGAACGCCGTAGGAGGGAAACACCTGCCGGAGATAGCGGCCAGTCTCAATGTACTCCCGGCCCAGGCGGGACAGGTCCTTGACGATCACGCAGTTGATCTTGCCGGAAACAATGTCGTTCATCATTTCCTGGAATGCCGGACGGTCGAACAGAACCCCGCTGTAACCGTCGTCTACCCGCTCCGATACCAGCTCAATGTCCGGGTGAGCGGCTACAAAGTCCTCAATCAGCTTCTTTTGATTGGCAATGCTGTCACTCTCCACGCTGCGGTCAGCGGAGTAGGAGAGGCGGAGATATGCGTCGCCCTTGTACTTTGGCATGAAAAAGTCACTCCTTTACATCACGGACTTATCCCGCGATATAACGAGTGACTGATTTATCCTATTTCATTCTTTTTCCAGTCACAAGTATAGCACACCTCCACGGGTAAGTCAACACATTAAAGTGCTAAATTAAAATCTGTTTCAGGCAGTCCTCCAGGGACACGCCGTTGTCGGCAAACTGCGCCCGGACGGTAAATTTGCCGCACTTGAAACAGTAGGGATTTTTGATCTGCCGGAGAAATTCGGCAATCCGTTCCTCCTTGGGGAGCTTCGGGTCCACGGAAACCTCCCGAATATCTGCCAGAGGCATACCAGCAGGGGAAAGGGACAGCTTCTGTTCCATGTTCGTACCTCCTTCACGGTGAATCAATGCAGCCGCAGGCCTCCCCGGCCTGCGGCGATTTGTGATGTATCAGCCCTTGAAGCGGTAGGGGAGCTTGCGGCCCCCACGCTGCTGGCTGTTGTACTTGCTGAGAATGACGCGGGCAAACCGCAGGGCGGCTTTGTTGGTGGAGAAGTCCACCTTACCCCGGCGAATGATCTCGTCCGGGTCCACGGCGGACAACCTCTTAATGAAAATCTGATCCACCAGCTCCGTCTCATAGGTCTTGACGAACAGCGCCATACCGGAGAAGATAGACGCTTTGAGGGAGTTGGGGGTCCCATGCCACGCCCCGGCGATTAGGCCCAGCATACGGGAGAAGGCCGCGCCGCCCAGGAGCCGGTAGGCGTTGATAACGGCGCGGGTGGTGGAAATTTCAAAGGGTTCCCCGGTGGGCCGGTCTAGCGCCCAGGTAAAACCGGCGTCCTCTACCCGCTGCTTCACATCAATGATCTCCGCGTTCGCCCCGGACTCCACCAGGGCCTTGGTCGCGTGGCCCAGCCGCAGCTTTCCCCTGGTCTGGTCCAGCATATAGTACAGCTCGGCCTCCTGCTCGTAGGTCAGGCCGGTGTAGATGATGCAGGGGACGGTCACATCCCCGCCGCCCGCCATCTTCCGCATAGCGGCGATCCGGTGCTGTCCGTCCACTACGTTGAAATTGCCGTCCCGGAAGCTGACCACAATGGGGGTCAGCAGGCAGGGGTTCCACTTGGCGATCAGCTTGTCCACATCCTCTGTCTCCACTGGCCGCTGATAGGGCAGGCCGGAGGTCAGCTTGGCGGTGGAAAGGTCACGGCTCACGCCGGGGTTGTGGTACTTCACTTCGGGGATGGCGGTCTGCTGCTCCATCGGTTCCCTTTTGGGGGAACTGCGCTTTTTTCGATAACTCATTTGTTGATGTTCCTTTCCATTAGATTTAATAAATCCTCTATTGCAGAGGTAATAGTGGCAAATCGCTGTCGGACAAAATCAAATTGCACCGGGGATATGTCGGGGAAAACGACTGTGCAGAAGGGGTCGCTATACCATGCGAAATTCTTGTGGAAGGTGTCTACAAAGCCGTCAATATCCGCCAGCAAAGTATCCGGGTTATAGCTGCAATCCTTATTAGGATTTTTCAGATCGGCTACGGATTCCTCTATGCTGGCATAGTGCTTATCGCCCAGGGAATAGGGAACAGGCGGAGACGCAGGAGGTTCCGGGGACGGCGGTTCCTCTGCCGGGGCGGGGTGGTACTCGGACATGGACTTGATTTCCCCAGCGGCCAACTGGCTGGCCGCGTCCTTCTGCCGCTCCGGTTCCAACCGGGACAGCTTCAGCGCGTCTTTTTTCGTGATTTTGGTGCCTTTGATAATCTCTTTTGCCTCTGGTGTCAAATTTTTTGCGGTCTGAATTTGGACTTCTACTGTTCGTGGGCTGACGCCAAGTTTGTCTGCCGTATCCTGAACAAATGATTTTGAGGTGACCGCAAAAATTTCGCCCACCACATCTTGATGCTGGTTGCCGCGAAAAGCCCCGCCCTCATAGGTTGCCTTTGTCTCTGGGTGGAGCATTTCATAAATCTCCTTCCGGCGCAGAAGCAGATCACTGTACTCCACGGCCGATAAACCCTTTCTAACTACATTTTCGTCAACCTCCGCCAGCTCCGCCAGTAGGCCCTCCAAACTGCTGACGTTACACTCGATCTCCGTCCAGCCCAGCAGTTTTGCCGCTTCCAGCCGGTGCA